CACTACTAACACCAGTTGTGCGTCTATAAATGTCTTTTACTTCCATTACTTCATTAGGTAGTGTATATTCATTCTGCTCTTTTTGTAAAGTCATCATAATAAAAGATTCTTCAACTGCATTTTCTGCACGTTGACGATACTTTTGAATACTTTTGTCTATCGCTAATTCATAATGTTCAGGATCAAGCTCTACGTCAACCATTTGGCCGCCTAGTCTTAATTCCATTTCTTTGACTAATTTAGATTTTAAACTCATTGTGTACCTCTACTTGTATTTATTACAGAAGTACTATTATCCAACAGAACCTTCTAGTGTTATTTCTAATAACTTGTTTGCTTCAACTGCAAACTCCATTGGAAGTTTACTTACTACATCTTTTACAAAACCATTTACAATAAGATTCATTGCCTGTTCTTCATCTAAGCCACGAGCTTGGCAATAAAATAACATTTCTTCAGATACTTTAGATGTAGTTGCTTCGTGATTTATTGAGCCACCGCCTCCAGTTTGTTCAATATATGGAATTGTAATGGCCGCACATTTATCTCCAATAAGCATACTATCACATTGTGTAAAGTTTTTTGATCTACTAGCACCCGCCTTGGCACTAAACTTAACTCTACCTCTATAAGTTTGCTTACCTTGTTTTGCTGAAATACCTTTAGCAACAATAGTTGATGTAGTATTTTCACCAATGTGTATCATTTTAGTGCCTGTATCTGCTTGTTGTCTACCTGTACTAACTGCTACACTGTAAAACTCGCCCTTAGATTCGTTACCTTTTAAAACACAACTTGGATATTTCCATGTTAAGGACGATCCAGTTTCAACTTGAGTCCATGTAATTTTACTTCTAAAGCCTTTACATATTCCTCTCTTTGTAACAAAGTTATATATTCCACCTTTTCCTGTTTCAGGATCACCTGGATACCAATTCTGTACTGTTGAATATTTTACTTCTGCTCTATCTTTTGCAACAATTTCAACACAGGCCGCATGTAATTGATTTTCATCTCTTGCTGGTGCAGTACACCCTTCTAAGTAACTTACATATGCATCATCTTCACATATAATAAGTGTACGTTCAAACTGTCCAGTGTTTGCTTCGTTAATTCTAAAGTATGTTGATAGTTCCATTGGACATCTTACACCTTTGGGAATATAACAAAATGATCCATCAGTAAATACTGCACTATTCAAACATGCAAAAAAATTATCTCCATAAGGAATAACAGATCCTAAATACTTTTTAACAAGTTCAGGATGCTCTTGTACTGCTTCAGTAAAAGAACAAAATATTACACCAACTTTTGCTAAATCATCTTTAAATGTAGTAGCGATGGATACAGAATCAAATACTGCATCTACTGCTACACCGGCCAAAGCCGCCTGTTCAGATGTAGGAATACCTAGTTTCTCAAAAGTTGCTATAACTTCAGGATCAACTTCGTCCATAGATTTTAGTTTAGGTTTGGGAGCAGAATAATAGGATATAGCCTGATAATCAATAGGCTCAATATCCAATTTAGACCAATCTGGCATGGGCATTGTAAGCCATTTTCTATAAGCTCTTAATCTCCAACCCAATAACCATTCTGGTTCTTTTTTAAATTTTGATATTTTTTCAATAACTGATTCATCCAAGCCGGGAGGAAGGGTAAACGCCTCTACTTCAGTAGTAAACCCTTGCTCATATTTTTTGGATAAATGTTCGTCTAATGCTACTTGACTCATTACTTACTTATTTATACAAATTATTTGTAGATTGCAAGTATCACAGTTTCTTTGTTAAATCTACCATTCAATTTAGTGTCTGTAGTTTTAAGCAAATCAAATTGCTTTGTAGCTCTGACTTTTGTAGTCTTTTTAAACGTGCTAAGTTGCTCATTTGGTTTACGTAGAGTTTTCTGTAAACTATTTGCTTCATCATAGTTAACAAGGCTTGTACCTTTAACTGCGAATCCGTCACTATCTGTAGAAATGTAAATTCCTAGTTTACGATTTTTACAGTTAAACACAATACATGCTACTGCACCAATAATTTTTTCTGGTGGTTCACTAGCAATTCCATAATCGGAATCACTAACCTTGTATTGCAACTTCTTAACCTTATCAGCCGCACTCTTTTCTTTTACTTTACGTGGCTTACGTTGCGATTTGCTTTCTGCGATTACAATATCACATGCATCCATAATTTTTTTGTAAAGTAATAGAGCCGCCTTTTTCTGATTATTGTCATAGTGTTCATAACCTTCAGCAAGTTGCTCCCACATATCTGCTTCATGTTCGTCCATACGTTTAAGTTGACTTGCACTTGGCATACTATTAAGCATTACCATTTCGTCATATACACCTTCATAGAAGGTCTTTATAATTCTTGCATGATTTGCCTTTGTTCCTACACGTCTAAAACTTTTTACAGGATCAAAGTTTTTCACAATAGCAGGATCAGGATTTGTAATCCACTCATCTACTACTTCTTCAATATCTTTTGTCATTGCAAAAGCAGTTTCTCGCATAACTTCTTGAATAGTTGGTTTATATAAATTACCCAACCTTGCTTTTTCTGCTTTATCTTTTGCTTCTTTTTCTTCTACAAGTGTTCTACCCTGTTCAATATGTTCATCTATCTTGGCTTTCATATATTCACTTACTGGAAAGATACTTCCAGTAGTACCTGCTAGTGTTTGCCAATAATCATCTTCTTTTTGGTTAAAATCTGGCATACCATTAAGGAGTAATTTTGCATAAATGGCCAAATAACAACTTACAAAAGGTGCGGCCTTATAACAACGTACATCATTTTTGCTATAGCCGTTTTGAAGCATCCATGTATGTGTATGAACATGCATATCTGCAGGTTTAGTACTTGTATAATACTGATCAATAGCATGTCGTTTTATTGTATGAAATTTTTTACCGTCCCAAGTCTCCCAACCTGTCCAATCCTGATCAACAAAACCTGTTTTACGATTTACTCTTTGTTTTCTAGATTTACGGGGTATCTTTTTCAAAGCCATTTCTGTCTCCTTAAACATATTTATGAATCATAGTACTTATAATAAACTCTTCCTAAAGTCTTGTCAAGTGCATAAATACAATATAAGGAAAGTTCTATGCCTAGACTGAGTTTATACAAGCCCTATAAAAGCAATGATTACAAATTTATGGACTGGAATATCCGTGAGCAATTTGATATTGGTGGCACGGCAGTTCATGTCCACAAATATTTAGGCCCTAAACCACAACATGATTTAGATGATCCTAGTGAACCAGACTATGGAAGTGGATTAGAGAAAGACAAAAATGGAAACGAAGTAAATCCTCTTGGTCAAATCAATGAAACAAATATTCAAGACTTATTGTTTATGGAAAATAGAGATCGTAAGTACGATCCTGACATATATGAACTAAGAGGCGTATATAATGTAAGTGATAATGATTTTGACTTAACACAATTTGGATTATTCCTTACAAATGATACATTATTCATTACTTTTCATATGAATGATATGGTAGAACGCTTAGGCAGAAGATTAATGCCTGGAGATGTACTAGAATTACCACATTTACGTGATGATTTACTGCTATCATATGAAAGAGACGCAATAAACAAATTTTATGTAGTACAAGATGCCGCCAGAGGCAGTGAAGGCTTCAGTCAAACGTGGTTTCCACACATTTGGCGTGTAAAAGTTGCACCATTAACAGATACACAAGAATATGCCGATATATTAGGCTCAGCAGATGATCCAGATTCACTTAAAAATGATATTTCTACATATCAAACTGAAATTAACATAAGTGATGCAATAGTTGAATCAGCAGAAAAGGCAAATCCTGATAATTTACCTCTAACAGAGCATTTATTTGGCAGAGACGAAACTCCACAAACGTATGATCATGGTGAAACACTACAAACCGGAGACCAGTTTCCAGTTGCTCCTAATGACGGTGACTATTTTGTGAGAACAGACTTTAAACCACAAAGATTGTTTGTTTTTAGAGGTAGTAGATGGCATAGACTCTATGATAACGTTATGGAAAAAACATGGAGCGATAGAACTTACAATGCCGCAGAATTTATTAATAATGACAACACAACAGTGGTAGGTAATCAAGAAGATCCAGAAAAACAGCCATTATCAAAAGTTATTAAGCCTAAGGAAGACTTTTAATGCCAGCAAAGCAACAGTTTTTTTATGATAAGCAAATTAGACGTTATATTCAACAGTTTATAAGACTGTTCAGTGGATTTAGCGTACAAATGGGCTATAGTGATGACAAATTACCTATTTTTCATAGTGTACCTGTACGTTATGGTGACATAAATCGTATGGCGGCTCATATTCAACGTGAAAATTCAGAAAATATGACTAATACTGTTCCATTTATAAGTTGTTATGTAAACAATATGGACATGGCACCTGAAAGAAGACAATATCAGGGCAATGTTGAAAAGGTACAGGTATTTGAAAAGAAATATGACCCAGCAACACAAGTATACAAAAACGAAATAGGTAACAGATACACTATTGAGCGTCATCAACCAGTTCCATACTTTTTAGACATGAACTGTGATATATGGACAAGTAACACTGATCAAAAATTACAATTACTTGAACAAATTATGGTTTTATTCAACCCTACATTAAACATTAAAACAACAAATAACCCTTTTGATTGGACAAGTTTAAGTTATGTAGAAATGACAAATACAACATGGAGTAGTAGAAGTGTTGGAAGCACTATTGATGATATGATCGATGTTGCTACACTAACATTTAGAATGCCTATACTTATTACACCACCAGCAAAAGTAAAACAACAAAAATTAATATACAATATTATTAACGAGTTATATAGTTTAGATGATGAGAATTTAGATTCATTTAAAAGTAGAGAAACGTTTGATAAAACTACATTACAATATACTATTGTAACATTTAAAGATAGAAAACTAAATTTTTCTGACAACAAAGCAAGTTTGCTTAATTTAGACGGCTCAAATCTAAATGATGCTGGCAACATATTAGATTGGTCAGAAGAACTAAAACCTTTTGGAGAACTTAGAGAGGGAATAAGTCAAATTAGACTACGAAAATCCTCAGATCCAAGTGACAAAGCAAATGATATAATTGGAAGAATATCATTTGACCCGAATGATGTCAATAAACTAGAAGTAACTGTAGATACTGGTACATTACCAACAAGCACATTGACTGCAATTAATGGAATTATAAATCCTGGTGCAAGTTTTCCAGGTGATGGCACTGTTCCAGCACCAGCACAAGGTCAAAGATACTTAATTACTGAGGACACACCTATAAGTGCAAACTGGACAAACCTTCAAGCAAATAAAAATGATATAATTGAATATAATGGCGCATCTTGGATTGTATCTTTTGATAGTGCTAATAACAATAACCAACAATATGTATTAAATAATGCAAGCGGTGATCAATTCGAATGGAACGGCAGTGAATGGTTCAACGCATATGAAGGCATATACAAAGCAGGCTTTTGGCGACTATACCTATAATGATTAAAGCAAGTGGATGTCTATTTTTATCGGTGGACACCGGGCGTGTACTACTCCAACAAAGAAGTGGTAGCGTAAATCACCCACGGACCTGGGCGTTTTTTGGCGGTAAGGCTGAAAAATATGAACGCCCAATACAAACTCTTTTACGTGAATGTGAAGAAGAGCTTGGTGTGCTACCAGATATTAACAAAGTATTTCCCCTAAATCAATTCATAAGCCCTGATAAAAAGTTTGAATACAACACATTTGTTATAGCAGTATTTGAAGAATTTATACCAATGCTTAATAATGAAAGCGAAGGCTATGCTTGGGTACGTATAGGTAATTGGCCTCGCCCGTTGCATCCTGGTGTTAAAGCACAATTATACAATAAAGAGCTAATTAAGAAAGTAAAGACCATCCTTGATACTTGTACAAAGGATGGTCCTAATTGGTTAGATGCTTTTTACAGTGATTAAGTAATTTTCTTCTTCATACTTTCAACAAATTTTTCCCTTAACCATGCAAAATCATTAATTTTATTAAGTGCATCTATATCATCTTTATTTGCAAGTCCATATTCTTTACCCTCTAATGCACCTTTAATACAATATCGCCCAAAACGTTCGCCATTATCAACTGTACACCATGTTTCTAAACGTTCGTTTGTTTCTTGTTGTTTTTGATTTGGGTTAACACTTGATGCTAACTTAACACACTCACGAAATGCACTACGCCAAGTACGATAAGGATCTTTATTAAACCTTGTAATGTTTGATACATCTGCTACTGGTTGATAAAAACTAACACCAGTTGTAAAGTCAGGAAGAATATGTCCCATTTCCATTAACTGTTTTTTAGGAAATAGTTTTACTGCACCATATCCATATTCAAGTCCGTTGATTGGGTTACGGGCTGACCATACATATGTTGTGTTACTTCTTTTACTCATTGGTGGTATAAAATCAAACTTAAAGTCATCCATTATATCTGCGTCTGCATCAACAATATAAACCATTTCGCTTTTTGCTAATTCACCACACTTTTTATGTGCATTACCTATGCCTTCAACATTTTTTACATGTTGTACTTCTGGAAAATCTATTTTAAGTTTTGCAAAATTTCTATCTGCCTCTGCTTCATGAAAACTAATCATAAAAATATCAAAATCTGCATCGTGGTATGTGCCGTGAATTTTATTCTTTACAACACCATAACTTATACCACTTGTTGGTACTAGTTTAATGTCGCCCCAACGTACTGCTCTACCACTTCTACGACCTACTCTCGGAAATGCGTGTACTAAATTTTTACCTATATCTGACGGCCTGTAATGCCAGGGAAAATCTGGCGTAATGTTTGCACTTTCAGTATGTATCCATACCATTGGTGCTTCACTTTGGTATTCTCTTGCTATTTCTAAAAGTTCAATTTCATCAGTGACATTGTTTTCTGTACTACATACTGGATAACTATCAAAGATATGCTTTTTTAGTCTATCCCATGGTGTAATAACACTTTGTCCCTTGAAACTTAACAGTTCTGATTTTAAATTAATGTTCCCAATCATTCGTTTCTTCCAATTTATATGTTTTTGATCCTATATGAGCAATATATTGGCTTGCTTCATTATCAATAAGAATATCGTATCCTTTTTCTTTTACTTTTTTACAAAAATAGATATCCTCTCCTACTAAATTTGTGTAATCGTCATTCCATGTTACTGAAAAGTAAGGTAAATCCATTTTCTCAAATACTTTTGTATTTACTAACATACAACCTAGTCCTACTGCAAAAACATTGCTTGTTCCTGTAGTTTTATATAATCTACTTTCTAAATCTCCGCCACTTGTAAACGCAACGGGTATTAATGGTTCAACTCTTGTGCTATAATTACATGCTACTATATCTTTTTTATGTGCCAATAACCTTTGAAGTATATCTGATGGAAACTTCATATCTGAATCAAGCCATAATATATGTGTTGGCTTTGTTTCTAATGCTTCTTCTACTAATTGTTGTCTTTGCATTGCTACTTCACTTCCAATGTTATAATGTAGGCTGATCTTTAGATTAGTCTCGCCACACTTTTTCATAAGCATAGCAAGACTATAACTAAAGCCCGCCGTCACATTATCACGCACAGGAACGCAAATTGCAACACGGACATTCTTATCTATTTTGTGATAAAAATTTGGTACACTAACCACGTTAGTCTTCGAGGATATCTGTACCTAATTCTGCTTCGATTTCTCTTACAGATTCATTTAAAGATTTTGCAAGTGCGACTGCACTTTTTACACATGCCTCAAAAGCATCATCTTTGAGACTTGACATATATTGCATATGCTCAGGTTGAACTTTTCCTATTGTCAAAATATCTATCGCCGCCATTCTTGCTAAACGATCTACCCAATACTGCTCTTCTGTTTCTTCAATGTTTGCAATCAAAGCATCTACATCATTATCTTTAGCAAAGTCATCATAAATTGCTTGAATAACTGGTAAATCTGGATGGTTAGATGCTTGTGCTTGCTCTAGTTCCATCTTAATTGCTTGTGCTTTCCTCTCCATTGTACTATGGGAGCCTAGCATAAATGTTTCTATTTCGAAACGTGTACGAATACTCATATTAGTTTTCTCCTGTGATTTATTTAATCGTATTATACGTGAAAAAATGGGTGTTGTCAATTAAAAACAACACCCATATACTTATAGATTATGGACTTGCTCCGGTAGAGTTAGGGTTCTGCCAACCACCAAATGTTGCACTTAATGAAATGCTTGTTGTCACTTGTGGTGATATAAACTGTCCTAAGTCAAGCAACGAAGTTGTTCCGGATAATCCAAAATAATCTCTGACTGTGCCAATTGATATTGTGGCGCCGGTTGCTGGTAAGCTGGACATCTTTCACTCCTATTTGTATACTTACTATTTATTACCAATGTCAGTAATAATTTGTTTAAGCTCATCAATCTGGGATTGTTGATCTTTTATGGCTTCTATCAGTAATGCTACCATTCTATCGTATCTTACTGCTTTTGTGCCGTTTTCTCTAGTGCCTACCACTTCAGGTAAAACTGCTTCTACCTCTTGTGCTATTACACCAACATCATGCTTACGAACGAAATATCCATCTTCTCCGCCCTTGTCATCAATGTATTCTTGTGTCCAATCAAATTCTACACCTCGAATTTGTTTGACTTTGTCTAATGCGTTGTCTATATTTACCACATTTGTTTTTAATTTTGCATCTGAACTGTAGTATGCTGTTACATCATTTGTTGCTCTAATCTCACCACTTGTTGAGCTTGGAGTAGTACCAACACCTAAACTATCAGTTTGTGTATCATTACTTACTGTTAGATTGCCAGTAACTTCTGCACCTGTGTTTGCTGTTTTTACCTTTATACTATCTGCATAGTACATTGCGGCCCAATCACCAGTCTTTCCTACAAACATGTTTCCATTATCGCTACCTCTTAGGTACATATATTGGCCACCGGACTTAATTGTAAGAGCTCCGGAACCTGTTAGTCCGGAAACTATAGGTGTATCAGTAAATGTTTTTACGCCTGCAATACTCTGTGCGCCTGTTGTTCTTATAACAGTTGAATCAACATCAATAGTACCACTGGCATACGAAATACCATCACCACCTGTTAGGTAACTTTCAACTCTTGCATCTGTATAGTATAAATTTCCAGTACCTTCACTTATATTATCTGTTGTTGCGGCATTTATTCTTAATGTAGCTCTAGCATCAGCTCTTGCATCTGTATAGTATAAGTTACTTGTGCCTTCTGTAATACCATCTGTGTTGCCTGAAAATGTTGATGATGTACCAAATGCTACATAGTTTGTACCGTCATTTGTAAATTCCCATTGATCTAAAGTTTCGTTGTAACGTAATTCTACATTTGGACTGGTACCACGATTTACTTCAATACCAGCGTTTTGGCTTGGTGCACCTGTTTCATCTGCATTAAGTGTAATGATGTTATCACCAATAGCAAGTTCGTTTGTGTTAATTGTTGTAGTAGTTCCTGATACTGTTAGGTCACCAGTAATAACTGCATCACCTGCAACACTCAAATCATTACCTACACTTACATCACCAGTGTCTGCTACTTTAAAAATGTGTGAAGTTTCTGTTACTGTGCCATCTGGATCAGTGTTGTTAAAGATTCTAAAGGCTTGACCTGCGTCACCACCATTAGCATCTAAATAAAAGTTGATACTTTTTACACTGCTTAGAACTGTATGGTTTGTTTCACTAAATTGGTTTACAGTAAAATCTAAGAAACTGACTGTACCAGTATCAGCAAAAGAAATTCTGTTTTGTCCTGTTATTAAATCGCCTCCTAATTCAGGAGTTGTATCTTCTACAACATTGGACATTGACCCACCACCTGGATCTGCCCATTCATAATCACTTCCATTCCAAGTTAAAGCATGTCCTGCTGTAGGATTTGATTGGTTAAGGTGTGCATCAACTCTTGCATCTGTGTAATATAAGTTTGTGCTACCTTCAGTTAAAGTGTCAGTTGTTGTTGGGACATCAGCAAAGTCTGCAAGTTTAACCCAGTTGCCTGCATGAGCATAAAATGCTTTGCCTTCAGTATGTACATGTGCAAACATGCCATGGTAACTTGCGGCAGATGGTAAATCAGCTAAGTTTGTATATAAATTTTTAAATTTTACTTCTTGTCCGTCAGTTGCGGCTAGGGCTCTTGCATCAGTATGATATAAATTAGTTGATCCTTCTGCAAGTGCATCAGTATTTGATAATGCTCCGCCGGTTACTGCTCCTGTAACATACGCCTGTGTTGCCAGTGTGCCACTTTCGTCGGGTAAAATAATATCTCTATCTGCTGTGACTGATGTTGCTTGAAGTTTTGCTTCAAAATTATCTGGCACAGTACCTTCAAAAACTAATTTTGTACCTTCTTTTATCCAAATATTATCAGCTGGATAAAATACAATATCTTTGCCAGTTCCACTTTGTATTTGCGTGGCGCCACCTGCATCTAATGTAATTAGTGTTTGATCTGCATGTTTAAAAGCCATATCACTTCCCCTTTATTATATTTATCATAACATTGTTTTTAATTTATCTATGATATCAGCATCAGAAACACCTGATACACCTTCTCCAAATGCTAGTAGCATGGCATCTTCTTTTATGTGTACTGCCTCATCATCATCTGGGTCATAACCTTCTGCTATTTTTTCTTCTAAAAAATCTATATATTCTTGAATTTCCATTATTTTAATCCCATTAACATTGCCGCGGCTCCTACACCATTTGGTGCTCTACTGCCACTATAACTTCCTCTTATCTTAAAATTACTATCATTAGGACCATAATCACCAAAGTGATAGTAGCAAGTATGCCATTCTGTTGTACCATTATCAAATCCACCCAATCTAGAATATGATCTACCATTGCTAGGAGCCCAGTTCCAGTTTGAAGATGAGTTACTGGTATTCCCACAGAAGAGTAAAAGTTCTTTTTTACCAGCGTATGAACTATCATATGTTACAGATTGGCTAACTGGTAAACTATAAGCGGTTGATCTAGTATTGTATGTATAATTAGTCCAAATATAATCAGAAACATAATCAAGAACAAATAAGTATGTGTATCCAGCCCCACCTCCAATATTAACATTGATGTTATATTGTAATGTTTGAGTACCTGTTTCATTTCCAAAACCTACACCAATAGCAGAACTGTTGTAGTCTGAGTGACCTTCAGCAACTTCTGTTAAGGTGGTATTGCCAACTTTCATATTATTAAATTGGTTATATCTGTTTAATCTTATTGATCCATTCCAGTCTCTCATTCCTGCTACCATGACAAATAATCTTTTACCTGTACCGTTGCTTGGCATAGCAGAAATACTTACACTATCAGATATTTGATTGTAACTGGATTGTCTTGTTCCACCTGAAGTTATGCCTCCAGATATGGTTTGAGTAAGTTGGATAGGAGGTAATGTTACTGCCGCAGATGCACCATAAAAGTCAGAAAAACTTAAATTACTTTGTTGGCTTGACGCACTTATTAGACTACGAATATCAGTGTCATTAATGGTTGCTTCTGTGCTAGAGACACCCGAACTTCCGGCGGCTTCTACGTGAATCTGATTCATGCTAATTTGTCCGCTACTTTGAAGCGTCATCTTCCAACTCCTTAACTCTAGCAGATAATTCTTTAACTGCTTCAATTAATATTGCAGTAAGTTGATCATATTCAACAACATCATATTCAGTATCATCATCTGCTTTCAAAGGTAATTTTGTTTTTTGTACTGCTGATGGTAATACTTGTTCTACTTCTGTTGATAATACACCAGCACTTGATTTACCATCTTTCTTATAATCAAATGTATAACCTGTAAGTTTTTCTAATTTTTCTAGTGCATTTTCTACAGGTGTAATATTTTCTTTTAGTCTTGGATCCGATATAGTAGTTGAATATGCTATAAGGTTTCCATCAGCATGAAAGTCACCATCGCTTTCCATTCTGAACTCTTCATTCGAATTGATGTAAAACCTGATCAAAGCGTTGCTGTTGTCATAGTATGTGTATTCACCGCCTGCGCCGCCAAAGTATTGATTATTGTGTTCACGAACATCGCTGTCAATGCTGAATGTTGTACCAGATAAATTCAATCCATTACCAGCAGTATAGGTTGTATCACTGTTTGATGTACCTCTAGTTACCCAATCATAATCTGAACCAGTCCATGAAAGCACTTGTCCTCCACTTGCACCACTTACATTTAAATGAGAGTCCAAATTACTATTAGTATATGTAGATGTTACGTAACCAGAATCATTTGTAAAATCACTTATGTTAGTAGGTACTGTTGGTATGTCGCTGGCGTTTGCTAATTTTATCCAACTACCACCATGAGCAAAATAACCTGCACCTGTGGCATGAACATGAGCAAACATTCCGTGATAGGTTGTAGCACTAGGCAAGTCGCCTTCTGTAGAATACATGTTTGCAAACAATACTTTACCGGTAGTAATTATACTTTTTACACCCATGTCAAGGTTGCCAGTCATTGTTCCACCAGATTTTAATAAAAACTCACTAGCTTCAACACCGTCAACTGTATCAGCATCTAATCCATTTCCTGAACCTTCATCACCTGTTGTAAGTAATCTACCTGTTGTTCCGCCTGATGCAACTTCCCAATGATCACTTGTTTCATTCCATAATAATTTTGCATTTGTTGAAGTACCACGTCTAATTTCAAGACCAGCATTCTCACTTGGTGTACCAGAAACGTCTTTATTTAATACAAGTATATTATCATCAAAACTTACAGTATGTGAAAATCTAACTTCATTTTTAAATCTTGTTTTCTTATTTGTAATTGTTGCAAAATCATCATCATCACTATCAGTGGCGGCGCCATCTGTAGTCATTACTTTTGTGGCAAGAACAGATATGTTTCTTTCCAAGTCTTCAATACGTCTAATATCTGATTTACTACCACCAAATACAATGTCGTCATCTGCAAGATTATCATCATCTTCAACAAATTCTACGTCACCGTCTTTTTTGTATCTCCAACGTAAGTTTTTATAATCTTTTTCGCCAGCCTGACCTATTAGTAGTTCAGTTGATTTTAGTGTTCTTAATTCATCAAAATCTCGTAACTGTCCACCAATACGGATTTTTCTTCTTCTTGAACCTCTTTTTCTACCTCTACCTACTGCCATGTTTTACTCCTATGTCTTAAATCCAGATACTTCTAATTCGTCATCCTGTGCTAATACACCAACAGCAATAGTTAAAGTTGAACCTGATACTGAAAATTCATCTGGTCTTAATAGTACTCTGTTTAAGTACACATTATAATGAATAGCGTCAGTCAAATCCGAAAATGTGTATGCTACTGTTGAACTAACATTTGTAGTTTCTTGAGCACTTGTCACTGTTTGTGTTGAACTATGGAATCTTGAGAAACTACTTGTTAATGCAATAGTTCCTGTGCCTCCTGGTATGGTATGTGTGTTTAGTGTTCCTGCTACTTCAAGACTTGTTCCGTTAATAAGTTCTAATTTATCACCACGTAGTCTACTGACTATAACAAAACCGCCATCACTTTTAATTGCGTATTCAATAAGTCCATCTTCAGAGCTATTAGTAGCATCAGAAATTTTACCAGTCTGCTTTGCATATATTTCTTGTCCACCATTGGAGTTTCTACCTTTGAACTGTATTTGTCCTATATAATCGCCAGAGTTTGGACTACCACTATTTCTGTATAAAATTAAATCAGGACCTGCTGATGAGGTTGCGTCTGTACTAGTTACTATTACCTTGCCAACATCTATTGTATTAGTTGTAGTCGTTCCTCTGCCAGTTACATCATCAAGTGTGTCTGTTTCAGTATAACTGGTTAAGTAGCCACTATCATTTGTAAAATCACTTACGTTAGTTGGTTGTACATAACTTATTGCTCCAGTACTAGAATTATATGAAATATTTCCAGCTCCACTTAGTAATGCTCTTACTCTTGCAGATGTATGATATAGATTACTGCCTTCTGTTAGGTTATCAGTTGTCTTAGTACCAAATCTAGTATCAAAAAGTGAATTTGTAAAATATAAATTTGATGAACCTTCTGTCAGACTATCAGTATCGTGATTTGATAATGATGATACTGTACCAGTTACATTGCCTGTAACGTTACCTGTAACATTTCCTGTTAGATTGCCTATAAAAGTACTTGCTTTTAAATCTGAATATGCAGATATAGTGATGTTTCCATCTGTGGAACCTGTAGCAGTTGTTGACGCAAGGGCAAACTGGTCTTCACTTTCGTCCCATATAATTGCAACATTTGCAAGTGAACCACGTTCTAATATAATACCAATATCAGATGAATTTGTACCTGTTTCATCATTGTTTAGTGCGATAAGTGGATCATTAAATGCAGTAGCATCAGAATTTATGTTACTTACCTGTATCTTCCTAAAACTCATAGTAATACCTTTTTGTCTGCTTTTATGTATTTATGCTCAAGACAAAAAAAGAGCAGGGCGAACCCTGCTCTCTAATTATGTGTTTAGATATTACAATGTAATTGTGCCTTCTAAGATTTCATCAATTTGCTTTTGCATTTTCTTAATGGTTTCACCTTGCTGTGCTATTACATCACTTTGCATGCCTAATGTTTTGTGAGCATCGCTCAAGTTTGCTGTCATCTCATTCATACCTTGAATTAGAAGTCCTACCATGTTACCATAAGCAACACTTAGGTATCCATCTTCATCTGCAACGACTGCTTCTGGTAATACTTTTTGTACATGTTGAGCAATAACACCAGTTTTTCTTCCTAGTACATTACCTTCTCTGTCTTCCATGTCATATGTAAAACCATCTAGTTCATTAATTTTGGCTAATGCATCTGGAATTAGTTCAACATTGCTCTTAAGTCTTTCATCTGAAAATGCTGTGATATCACTATCAGCAACAATACTACCTGAAATATCTAGACCTGATGTTGTAACACGTAGTCTTTCTGTTCCAGCAACAAATATTACTGAGTGAGAATCATTTGACCATGCAATATAGTCGTTTGCATCTCTTCCAAAGTAACCAGTTGAAAGTACGTTACCTGAACCAGCGTTAAGTCCAACACTGTTAATTCCACCTGAACCATCTCTATATGCAATAGTGTTTGCAGAAGCGGCTGTAGTTGCGTTTGATGTTACTGTAAATGTAGCACCTTCTGCACCTGCAGAACCACTTAGACCATTACCTGCTACTGCACCTGCGGCAACATAGTTACCTGATGTATGTGTACCAAGTGTAACAGCATCGTTGGCTGGAGTCACAGTAAGTGTTGGGTTACTTGCACCGTTAAAGGATACAGAACCATCTACTGATCCATCAATAGTAAATGTTCTAGATGTTTTCCATCTTGAAGCTGTACTAGCGTTAGCATCTAGTTCACCTGAACCACCAATGCTTAGGTTAGAACCTGAAGCACTAATTTCAGCACCACCTAGTTTAATTGTTGAACCACTTAGATATAGGTCACGGTATTTTAAATCAGCTGAACCTAAGTCATATGTTTCGTCTGCGGCTGGTAAAATGTGTCCAGCTTTGATTGTTTCTGTACCTGTAGTCCATTGGTCATCAGTTTCGTTCCATAAGAACGACACGTTTGTTGATGTACCACGTTCAATCTCAATACCACCATTTTCACTTGGTGCACCTGTTTCATCACTGTTAAGTGTTAGTGTGCTGTCACCAATGTTAACAACGTTAGAGTTGACTGTTGTGGTTGTACCACTAACTGTTAGGTTTCCGCCGATTGTTGCGTTTCCTGTTGTTGTTAATGTAGTAGCCGCCACTGTTGATGCTGAACTAGCACCAATTGCTGTACCATCAATAGCACCACCGTTAATGTCAGCAGTTGTAATAGTTGCTGTACCACCTGATACAGTAATACCACCTGCGGCTGTAATTAGACCATCTGCACTAATTGCACCTGCGGCTGAAATTGTAACACCAGTTGAACCGTAACCACCACCAAGTGTGATTGAACCGTCTACTACTGCATTACCATCCATGCTTAGATCACCATCAGCACTTAATGTTACACCAGTTGATCCGTAACCACCACCAATGGTTGTTTGTCCACTAATTGTAATTTGTGCTGAAATATCAACATTAGCGTTAATATCAACTGCGTCATCAAAACGAGCAGAATCTTTAAAACGTGCCGCATCTGTAAATTTTACTGGAAAACTTGCATCATCAGCATCAGTTGCCGCACCGTCTGTAGTTTTAAGAGATGCCGCCAAAATAGACACGTTACGTTCTAGGTCAGCAATACGTCTTAGGTTAGATTTACTACCTGTAAAGACGATATCTGTAGCACCTTCGTTACCGGTAAATTCTACGAGAGTACCGGCGTCATTATATTTAAATTTTTTGGTTCTATCTAGTTGCGTTGCACTAGTAGCACCACCTGATCTCAATTTTCTTGCCATTTTCTTTCCCCTATGGTTAAACTAACACGAGCTAGTAACTCTGTTACAGCAACATGTAGGAGGGTTGGCTCCCTCCTACACTTGGTTAGTTATATTATGCGTTGGCGTGCTTTAAGCCAACTACTTCTACTTCGTCGTTTTCGTCTAGGACGCCCTGGACGATTGTTACAGTGCTTCCACTTACACTATATTCGTCTGTTGGACGTAATAGTGTTCTGTTTAGGAAGATCTGGTAAGTCAATGCTGTGGCTAGATCTGTAAATGTTAGATCAATTGTTCCACTTGCGTTGTTAGTTGCTTGTGTGCTACTAATTACTTGGTCTGCACTGTGGAAGTGTACAAAGTCACTTACATCAGCTAGGGAACCATGTAGGTTTGTAGCATGTACGTCAGCAAACTTAGCTGAAGAACTACCAAGATCATGTGTATTATCTGCACTTGGAATAATGTCCGAAGCAACGTCTGCATTAAACGTTACAGTGTCAGAGTCTGCATCACCTAGTTCAATGTTACCGCCAGCAACAATGTTACCACTTGCATAGATGTTACCTACAACATCTAGAGCTTGTGATGGTGTCGCTGTACCAATACCAACTCTACCGTTTGTTACATCAACAACAAAGTCGTTGGTGTTAACAGCAAAGTCCTCAGAATTGTCTAAGTTGGATGAACTAAATGTTGGCACACTTGCTGTGGATGTTGCAATAACAACCGCTTGTGTACCTGTTGGCATTGCACTTTGGAATGTAATGTTTGTTCCAGAAATGTTATATGAACCGTCTGTGCCGTCATATACGTCCTGGATAACACCACCAACATAAACAGTTGAAGCCGCTTCTGTTGCTGTAAATCCTAGTGCGTGTGTAGTTGTAGAACCATCACCATCAATAGTAATACGGTTTGTACTACCGAATACCACTGTTGCTGGATCAACTAGTTCAACACCACTTGCGTCTGACTTAACTTGGATTAAGTATTCACCTTTACCAGTAAATGT